GGGGGATAACCCCCTCCATGCCCAACTCCTTAGCGGTTCCCTGCTTTCGCTAGGGAATGGAGTCATCCGCTGCTCTGCCTTAGAGTGGCAGACCCTGTGGCGCTTGAGAAATAGTGCCTTGTGTGGTCAGACTCCAGAACGCTCACAGTTGAGGACCAAAGGAGGTGTCCTCAGAAACAGGTTCTACTTCTTCCCTTCTACCTCTGAGGTAGGCTTCTATACTTTCCTTAGCTAGTTCCATCCGACTTTTGGATGGTACCAAACCTTGGGAGGTGTAGGAGAAAGGGACCGTTTCAACCCACGAAGGATCCGGGGTTTCTGCGATCTGTCTCTCGACCCGCACCAAAGTACTTTCACCTCTAGGGTCACCCATCGGCTTCCCTCGAGCAACAAGGGTTCGGGGAAACTGTTCCCGAATTTCACGACCTGAATGGTCCCTGAATCCCGGAATGGGATCCAGTGGCAACGTCTCGTCGCGGAGTTGAACGGCATCGATGATTCTCTCTTTCACCGAGCGTGCTCCATCTGTAACATCCTCATACGGTCTGGACGACCGTACCTCCCTCAAGTGTACTACACGAGAGCACTTGGGTCGTGACTCCCTGGCTAGGGGTCGTGATTCAATGTCTCTCAAAAGTGCCTCACCTTTCCTCTGTTCCAGAACCAAGTTAAGGCCCTGGTGAGGGTGCAAGTGAGCGGAGAAGGCATTAGCCAGTTGCTGAGGATTCACGAGGGTCACCAAACCTTCCGGTTTGTCCTTCATGAAGCGTGCTAGCAACATCCGACCGGCTTTAGTACTTAACCGGTCACCCAGAGGTATCCCCATTGGATTGAAACCGAGGCCACCGATCTCTTTCGGAAGGGATTGGATGTGCTTCAAAATCCTCCTCTGACGTGCACCAAACAGGAAGTGCGCCCGCCTGGCTTCCACGCCTAGATTGCGTGCCAGATCAATGAAGCTATTGTCTGACACGTTTCGCCATTTAGACTGGGAGTAAACACCCGATCGATCGATCGCCCTTCCCGCGAACTCTGCGAGAGAGGTGCTCGAGAGGCACTTTGCCTCCGACACGGGGCAGTCCATGACTTGGAGTACCTCACGGTACCGGTCATACAACGCCCGCCCATGAATGACAATGTCGTCACCCAGGATAGCGTACGTTCCCGGCACTTCCTTCTGGATGCCTTTCAGGACCCAGTGGTGAGTGAGTGCAAAGGCTGCAAAAGATGGTCCCAACCCCATGGGTTGGCCTGTCTTATAATACATCAGCCTTCTAACCCCCTCCTTATGCCCGCTGCCAGGAGCGGCGGAACGAGCACTTAGATGAGG